CCAATACCAAGGCTCTACGGCTATAAAGCCGTTACCAGACGCACCGTTGACCCACGCAGTTGCGCTGTCGTTGATGTAGTAGGTGTTGGAGTTAAGCACTACCTGACCACCGGTGACAGTTCCAAAACCGGCAATGCAGAGAACTTCGGAAATCCTGTCGCCTGATAGAACTTGATTTGACGTAACGGGAAAACCCTTTGTAAGAAGCGACCCTGCTACATAGCGGTTAATAAGTTCGTTTAATAGACCAGCGCCAGCGTAATTTGTATTGTTACTAATTACTACTTCGTCAATAAGTCCTGAAAGACTAGCTGCAGAAGTTGCATCTCCAAGTGCTGCGTTTCCTGCGCCAATTAGCAATGGTTGATTTGCAGATGAGTTAGTTGTTGACCAACCATTAAAAGAAGTACCACCGCTTGTAATAATTGGTGTAAGAACTCCGTCTACATAAACATTTAATTGACCTGCTGAGTCATTACAGAATCCGACATGATGCCAGTATCCATCATTGACAGTTGTTGATGTCCTAAAAACTGGAGTGGCAAGACCTGAGCGACCTGAAATACTTGCAGGTGTGGAGTTGCTAACAACTTTAAGAGTTGTGCCAGTTCTAGAAGTAACTTTCCAGTCACCGTTGTAGGCAGCAGTCATTCCATTTATTCTCACATAGTCACCGACAGTAATGTTGCCTGTAGTAAATGTTCCGGTGAAAGTAAACTCAGTTCCGTTAGCCGAGGCTGCGGTAATTGAACCAGCAGAAAGACCTTTAACGACTGCTTGTAATTTTCCACTTAGGGAAACCCATAACTGACAATCAGTTCCGTTGTACCCACCAGCAAGAACTGTAGTGATTTGTTGATTAGCAATTCCTTGACCAAGAATCCAAAAGTCAAGTGCGCCGTTTGTTACCCCAAACCCACCAGGTACGTCATCTATTTCTAACCAGCCCGAAGGTGCGCCAGAACCATTTGCAAGGTCAATAGAACCGTTGTTGGAATAAACCATTGCACCGTTTGGATTGAACGAAATGGGACCAATGTAACTTCCGGCTCCACCAGTATTGATTTGGTCGTAAGTGTTTGTTTGTGTTGCCGTTCCTGTGCCACCGGCGAGACCAGATGAATTGCCTGTGTATAAAGTGAATGAAGAACCATTAGCGGCATAAACAGGTGCGCCAGCTGAGTTGGCTTGAGTGTTTTGATCTCCTCCACTAAATGAAGTAAGACCAGTTACCGTAACATACTGCCTAGGTGTTGTAACAGCAAAACCGTTAATTGAAGTGTAGTCAGTGTATCCAGCACCATAAACAGCAGATGGTGTTACCGCACTAGTGACAGTTACTTGTTGAGTAAGGTCGCATCGAAACCAATTTGTGGCACTTGCGCTTTTGGCATAAGTTGTCCAAAAGTTAGTCGAGGCCATGTAGCGAAGCGACAAGAACTTAACTAGGTCAGTGGCGTTAATCGTTAGGTCTACGTTGAGTTGGTCGGTAATCTTTTCGTCAATGCTGTCAATAAGGCCGTAGAACACTGGGTAGGTTGTGCCACTCCACGTCGCCGTTACCTTGATAGGTAAGCGAGGTTGAATCACATAACCAGTACCGTTGACTGATCCGTTGAGGAAGAACCCTGTGCGCTCGTTGACGGTCATGCTAAGCGTTCCAGCTTCTACACGGTCAAGAAAGTGCTGACGACCTAGGCGAGTAGTGAAGTCACGAACATAGGGCGTAACGTCAGTCCAAGTCTGAGTAAGGCTTTGAATGTTGGTCGGGGTGAAAGCAATCTGCACCGACAGAGTAGGTAATGAAGCAAGTGTCATTAGTTGACACGATTCTTAGTCGGTTTGGCTGGAGGGTTTGTTGAAGCCCACTTAGCAAATAGGTTGCCCATCCAGCGCACGTCTTTGGTCATCTGGTCACGGACTTGTTTGGTTATGGCCGCTATGAAGGCTGGATCTTTAGCAAGAGCTTCAGCAATAAGACTTGACTCAATTACAATGTTCCAGTTTTCGTCTGTGGGTTGATTGTTAATAAATGACATTACTTTTTCTTGACCGTGACGTTAACTGTTGTTTTCTTTGGGGTTACTGGTTTTGTAGGGAATAAACCAACAGCGTTTCCTCCACGACCACCACCACCTGGAGACAAAAGAACAGGAGTTCCGCTAGGGGTTGTAATTGGCGTAATATGTCCACCACCAAATAACATTTTCCAAATACCGTAAGAAATTACAGCGGCTATTGCAACGGAGACAATTTCAGGCAAGAAAGCCAATGCGGCTGATGCTGCACCTGCGCCACCTAAAACCCCTGCCCCACCTGCCAACGATGCAATTTTAGATCCACCTAATGCAATCGTGTTGGCTTCAAGAGCTGCGGTGTTTGCATTAAGAGAAATGGTTTGAGCGCCTTTTCCAAATAGGCTCATAACAGATTCAATTCCCTTTTTAATTTTGCTGGCAACAGCAAGTCCAAATGCGGCTCCTGCCCCAACGCCCAAAACATCCCTTAGTGTTTTGTTCTTGTTTACTTCAGACGCAAAACTACTTACCCAACTAGCAACTTTGGCAACGCTAGGAAGAAGCAACTTACCTGCGTTAATAATAAGATTATTGAAGTTGGTTTTAACAAGATTAAGTTGAGGGCCAATTTGCTTTAGTGCTTCTGCAAAACCTGATTGCAAAGTTCCTGCACCAGCACCAGTTAGGTTCTTTGATTCCGCAAGGTAAGCATTCCAGTCTTTTAGAACAGCAAGAGCAGCACCAGAACCGGCAGAGCCAAATACAGCTTGAGTAAGGACTCCTTCTTTTGTGGCATTACCACCAGCCGCACTTCTAATTGAACCAAGTAATCCAGCAATGTCTCCAGTACGCATATAGGAAGCAAGTTTTTGTTGATCCAAACCAACTTGACGTAAAGATTTTGCGTAAGTGGTGTAGTGACCTTTTGCGTCTGTCATGGGTTTGGTCAGATTTGCAAGAGAGTTTGCAAAAGCAACAGTTGAACGAGTAGGAAGTCCAATCTTGGCAAACTCAGCACCTAAAGGAATAACGTCTTTTAATTGAAAACCGTATTTAGCAAGTGCAACTGCTACTTTACCGGAAAGCATGGCTTCTTCAGCTGATAATCCACCTACGAAAGCGTATGACCCCTTTACAAGTATTCCTGTAAGTTTTGCAACATCCATCCCCTTAGAGATTTGCAAAGTCTGCGTTGCAATAAGTGCTTTAGTTATGTCAACAACTGAAGAATTGGTTATGACTGATGCTTTAGCAGCAGAATCAAGAAGTTTAGATGCGTCAGCACCACGAAGTCCGGCTTGCTCGGCGAGTAGGGCTGCATCAAATAATTGTGAATTAGCAACACCAGTTGTGTTGGCTATATTCTGAATTGACTTACCTAGTGCGTCGGTTTGTTCAGTAGTTAAACCGGCTTGGTTTTTAATCTTGTCAAGCGATTCTTGAAACTTGTAAGCCTGGTCAACTGCATAGGTTCCTAAAGCAAGCCCAACACCAACTATGGCTGTTGATGCTTTAGATCCAAAATCTTTTAATTTTTCAGAAGTAGTTTTTGATGTTTTACCAAACTCGGCCATTTGAGCCTGAGCTTCAGTCATCTTTGCTGAGTATTCTTTGGTGTCTGCTATGAGTGTGGCGATTACTGGAGGAAGAAGTCCTGACATTTTACGCCTCCTGAGCAGCGATTACTAGTGAGTTAAATAAATCATCAAGCTGTGGAATAGATTTCTCTATACCTGGTTGCATATAAGGAAATGGGCGAGTCGTGTAGTAAGGCCAACGACCCGTGCCGTGAAATCCAAGTTCAATGCGTCGTCCGTAAATAATGTGAGGACCGGTTTTTGATTCCCAAACGCCAGCACTTGTTCTTTTTGCACCATCTGAATAAATGCTATTCATTAAGTTGCCGGTGCGACGAGTTGGTGTAGGCCATGCATCTGAATGCCAAGAATCAATGCCTTTAGCAGAAGCACCGGTTCTAAAAGTATTTTTTGCTTCACGCTTAATACGCTCTGCACCTTCAAGAACGAACTTACGAGCAGCTTCATCAACACGGGAAACCATTTGGTCAAGCGACTTATCAAAGTCTGGTATCCCTTTTACAATGTCAGCCACGCTGAACCTCGTTCATAGTGTTGTTAATAGCTATAAGCCATTCGGTAACGTTTTGAGGCTGGTCAAGGAAATCTTGATGTGATCCACCAAATGTCTTTCGGAATTGGTACTCACGATAGAAGTTAGAAACCTCTATGTCTACCTCGGCATCCTTGCCTCTAAGTGCTGCCTCCAGCCGTGCTAGTCGGCGGTAGGGGCTTTTGGGTCAGGGTCTGGCGAAAAGTCTGGCGTGTTGTTGAACTCGTTGGCGCAAGCCTCGGCCAATGCTTCAAATACAGGCTTAGGCAAGTCAAGCGCAGAGTCAACAGTAGGCAAATCGCCCAATGACCAAGACTTCACCATGCCAGCAATAAGCGCTGCCTGGTAGCCATCTAAGTTTGCTTGGTCCTCGTCTGAAATCTCGGCAAAGATAGTCCATGACTCAGGCTTGGCTTCGTCAAATCCTAAGTTGGTTAATTTCGCTGCCGTACCAGCCGCCTTCATGTACGAACGAGAGATGGTTCGAGCTGTGCGCTCGGTAACTTCGTCTCGTGCATACAAGATGGCTGACTGTCCGTTTGGAAGGTTTATTGCTGGCATTGTTTCCCCTTTGGGTTATTTAGTAGGCGGTTGAAGTTGCGTTAACGATGTTGGCTTGGATTGGTGAGTAACCAGTCGTAGCGTCAGT